TTGTTGCCAGCATGGAAGGTCTCGCTCATACCAATCGGATTCAATACACGGCTGGCGATATAATAAAGCAGTGGCTCCAGGTGTGTTTCAGGAAGATCCACCTCTACCATATTAGCTGGATAAACCATATCTAACATACCTAACGCTTTGGGATTAGGCCGATAAATTACTGATAACGTGTCATTATTATCTAGTACATGCTTGTATCCCTCAATTCTACGAGGCAAAACCAACGTATTGAAGCTGGTGGTCTTCAGTGACTGTACCCGATTAGAACTGTTCAAGGAAAGATCATTACCCATCTCATCCGTCACCGCTTCAATCTGCATAACCGTATTGACAAAGGGATCATCCAGATCTGCAATGTACTTTACCGGTTCTGTGGACGTGGTGTTACTGGCTGCAAACTTCCTGTTCAGTACGTACTTGAATTTGTCTGGTTGCAAAGTAAGTACCAATGAATTTTCCTGGAACACGAAGCGTTTATGCAGCGCGGCCAAGCCCATATTAACGTGTGTAACCAAAGCCTTTTTATTCTCCTCGGTAATTTCACCGTCCACACGTTCAGTCAAGGCAATTTGAGCCAGTTCCCCTACTTCTAGTTGATCCAGTACACTACTTAACAGCATATTTATTACCTCATTAAACTACGTATGAGTCCATTGGACTCCCGGTATCGTCGTCTTCATCCAGCTCCCAAATGCCGGTCTTGTCGTCTTTAACTAGATCTCCTTCTTCTGTTGGACGCCACGGAACCAGTGATGCCAGTTGGCTGATCGTATCGATGAAGTCATCTTTCTTGGATTTGAAGCCGGAACGTGAAGCCAAGCTAATCTCGTTCATGCACTCGCTTAGAGCAGGACCAGATCGCAACTCAATCGGGAAGAACATTTTGCGTGCCTTAAACCACGGCACCACGATGTTAAATCGAACCAGTTTATTGGTGACCGGCCGCAGGCCAGGGTCACCTTTGTTATTCTCAGAGGCCAAAGTGAAGTAGATGTTCCGGGTCATCATCTCGCCCATGATCCAGGGTATAAAGCCACCCTGCTGTCCACTGACCTCGATGCCCACCGATTGTGGCCGGTACATTTGAGCCAGCCTGAACAGATCGTCCACGTTCTTATCCATGAGCTGACGCTTACAAACACCGTCCACCCACAACCAGTCACCGTTGTTGTTGTAGGCCCACACAGAGATTACTGAGAAGTCACTGGCTTCTTCTTTCGAGGTGGCAAAGTCAGTGGTGATGTAGAAATTGAACCGGTGCTTATTGTTCAGCACGTTATTGTGGTTATACCAGGTGATGTCGTTATCCTGGATCAGCCGGTCCTCGGCACTCATGATCCGCAGCATCAGCTCTTGGTTGAAGGTATCAACCTTACCTGTCTTGACTGCCATCTCGTATTGGGCCAACACGTAGTCAAAATCAAACCGGTCAGGCCATGAGCTTTTGAACTCCTCTCGGGTACACGGGAAATGCTCACATACCGGGAATACGTTGACTGACCAAGCGCCTGACTCCACCGCTTTATACAGGGGGTCTTTGGCGTTGAACGGCGTACCAGACCATATGATGATGTTCTTGGCCGGGTGCATGGCGAAGGTCACGGCTTTGTAGACGGTGTCCTCTACCGCCGCTATGACGGTCACAGAGCGTGCGTCTTCATCCGAGATAAGATCATCCAGGATCGCCAACTGAGGTCGTGTACCCAACTCCTTGGCACCACGAACACCTGTGTTGTGAGTACGGAAGTAATTGTCCGTCAAGAATTGATGGTCTATGTTATCTACCGCAATACACTGGCTGGGCTCGTTAGCAATGCGAACAATCGATTCAATGGCAACCAGTTGATCCTTACGGTCGTAGCGTTGACGCTGAAGTTTACGTTCCAACCGGAACAGTGGCATGTTTAACCATATTTCTATGTTAAAGGGTTTCTTGCAGGTACTGGCCGTAGCGCCTAACGACCGAGCCAAGCGCATGACATCTTCCAGTAATTGTGGGGACATACTACAGAACGATGTACGTCCTGATTTTGTCACAGTACCGTCTGTATCCATCAAACCCTGTAGAAGCGCCAACCGCTGATCAACAGAGCCTGTGAAGTACTTCGTAGGGATAAACTTTTCGCTACCGTGTACACACAAGCCCATGGCTTTCAAAGGTGGCCCAAGACCACGGATAGACTGCGTCCACGTGTTGGTGTTGCGCTTATCTAACCGACCCTTACCAAACGTGTAGGGAATGTGTGAGTGATAGGTAACCAGGTCGTCAATGTGTGTGGTTAATTCTACTGAACCACTGGGTTTCTGGATACGGCCATCACCCAACACAACTCCCAGTGTGTATGGATCAACAGGCAACTCTTTCAGAGGGTATACCAGTGCTTGAGTGTTTTTAACGTATACCAGGCTCTTACTCGATGTACCCCTATGCCGAAGGTTACCTCTTTTGGTGTGTACCAGCGGCTGCTGCAACAGCTCTTTGGTTGTCAGGTCAGACTCTTCCCATCGTGTTGTGTTATTAGGGTTTGTATTGATGACCACCGAATTAATGTGATCTTCGGACACTTTGATGGAACGTCTATCACGCAACGTGATTTGATACATGGGTTTGTTAAAGACTTCACTTTTACATGTGATGGTAGTAAGCCTCCCGTCTGGTCCGTAAATTGCGTCACCTACTCGGCACTCACCTATCGTGGTGGTACCAGAACCAGTGTACAACAAACTATCCAGTGCCAAAGCCTTAGCGCCGTACCCTTTCACGATGAACACATGGCCATCGTCGTTATGGAATTCCCAACGGATGTCCGTGAACCGGGTAACCGGCACGTATTCTTGTAGGAAGTCTGAAGTATCCCAGCGGTACTCCAGGTTTTTCCTCATGTTCTTGACGCCGTTCTCTATCGAGTCCGACACGTAAAGAGCCAGATTAATCTTCCCAAACGTGGGCAACTCACCATACGTGGCGATGTACAAAAACAAATACTCACCCATGACGGTGGTTTTAGCGATACCCCGGTGACACAGGTTAACGATCCGTGTTCCGCCCTCACTGATCGTATCCAGCATGTAGTAGTGAACCAGGGGCGTCTGGTTCTCTTCACCGTCTTCACCGTTGACCAACTTAATGAAGGTCACAAAATCCAGGGCAAAGTCACTGGGCATGTACCCTTCCAGTAAGCTGTAATCGATCTGGTTCAGGTAATCATCCACCCCCATTTCGAAAGCTTCAACGACTTCCTGCATCCCGGTACTCACGTATCGGCCTCGCCACTGTCGTTATCCACTGTTATCCGGGAGTGGGCGATCTCCTGGGCGCTCATGAATCCAGATTTGATGGCCTGCTTTTGCTGAGCCACCAAGTCCATGGTGGATTCCCTGAGAGCATCAATAGAGCTGTCGGGCTTCTGGGATACAGAGAGTTCAATCTTCTGAGACTCAGGCTGTTTGAGGTGGGTCAGGATCGAGTTAGCGGCATCACTGCGAACCTTCTCACTATTGGCGTCCGTCATCAGGACCGCCTGGGTATTCAAAGCCCGCTGATACATATCCTGGTTCAGTATCCAACACGGCGTCAGGGTCTGCTCAAGGATCAGATTAACCAGCTTAGACTTGTTGTAAGACGATACATAACTGGCCATGTCCTTGGACTCAACACCTCGGGCAGTCCAATCCTTAATCTTGTCTGGGAAGGTTGCAGAGAAAGCCGCAAAGTTCGTCTTGTCCATCAACTTCTGACTGACATACTTAACCGCATCCACATACGACGTAAGTTTGAACTTACCGTCCTTCATAACAGCGGTATAACTAATCAGGTTCTCACGATACTGTTCGTGCATATCTGGATCAGCAAGTAACAAATTAACCTTGTCGATCACTTCTTTATTAATCGACTTCTTCAGTTTATCAGGTAATGCAGTTTTGAAATCATCAGACGATAAGGCGCTCATGTGTACCCCATATAAAGTGCGTTACTATATCGGCTGACTATAAGTGAAGTAATTACGTAATGCAGCGAAAAGAAACCCCGAGCCATCAAATGAACCGGGGTCATTCCTATTAAGGGTAAGACATCATAAAGGGTCGTATATCCAATACCCAATCGTTGTATTGATCCATGAGTCCCATAATCTCACG